GCATCATTTCCCGGAGGGTATACATTCTGCCGTTGCTGTCCGTGATGGAGATGCCATACTTATCCATGGCCTCCCGGACTTGCTTGGTGGGCTTTACCAGGCGCGTCAATCCGGATCGGATCGTTGTACCGGCCTGGCTGCTCTTGATTCCGGCGTTCGCCATCATGCCGATGGCGAGGGCGGTGTCCTCGGCGGTGTACCCCAGGGCTCCGGCGACGGGCGCGGCATATTTGAATGTCTCGCCCATCATGCTGACGTTGGTGTTGGCGTTGCTGGATGCCGCCGCCAGGATGTCCGCGAAGTGGCCGGATTCCTGGGTCGACATACCGAAGGCCGTCAAAGCGTCGGTGACAATATCCGAAGTCGTGGCGAGGTCTTCGCCGGACGCGGCGGCCAGGTTCATGATGCCCTCGATACCGCCAAGCATGTCCTCGGTTTTCCAGCCCGCCATCGCCATATATTCCATGGCGGAGGCTGCCTCGGACGCGGAGAATTTGGTCTTAGCGCCCATCTCGCGGGCCTTCGCCCGCAGCGCGTCCAGATCATCTCCGGTAGCGCCGGAAATGGCGGCGACCTTGCTCATGCCGGTATCGAAATCAGCGGCGGTCTTGACGGCGGCGGTGCCCAGGCCCACGACGGCAGCGGTGGCCGGGAGAAATTTCTCCCCAACGCCGGAGATGTTATCCCCGATGTTTTTCAGCTTTTCGCCCTCGGCGGCAATCTTCTGGACGGCGGTGGCGGATTGGTTGGCCGCCGTTTCCAGGCGTTCCAATTCCTCCTTGGTCTCAACGATTTCGCGCTGCAGGGCGTCGTATTGCTCTTTACTGATCTCGCCTTTCGCCAGCGCGTCGTTGGCCTGCTTTGCCGTCGTTTCCAGGGTTTCCAGCTTTTGCTTGGTTTCGGTAACGGCGTCCGCCAGCAGCTTGTGCTTTTGCGCTAATAGCTCCGTATTGCCCGGATCGAGCTTCAAGAGCTTTTCCACGTCCTTTAGCTGGGCCTGGGTATTCTTGATCTTCGAGTTGACGCCTTCCAGGGCGGTCTGCAGCTTTGTGGTGTCCCCGCCGATTTGAACGGTGATGCCCTTGATATTCCGTCCGGCCATGTGTTACCTCCCTTCTCAAAATTATGTTTTAATCGCTACTTCCGGCTGATCCATATTTCCGCCGCGATGAACGCGAGGCAGAAGGCGAGAACCGCCAACAGCCACGGCCAGGCGGATAGCAGGAGCAATTCGACCTCAATCATCCTTTTGAATCCTTATCACACAATCCGAAATCGTCCACGCCAGCAGCGACAACAGTAAAAGAATCACGGCCAACAGCACATATGGCCAGGCGGATATAATGAACATATCCACCCGCGTCACCCAGGCCAGGATTTCCCGCTCTATATTCATAGGCACCCCCTTAGAAGTTGTCCATGTCCTCCTGCGAGGCCAGCTCGCGGTATTTGAATTCGTCGTTCCCGCTCTCGGCGTACATATCGTTCACCATGCCGATGGTCAGCAAGTCCAAATCTCGGATGGAGAGGCCGATTTGGACGCAGCGGAGCAGGAACAACGGGGTTGTCATCAGCCGCTCACTTTTGCGAGGTTTTTTTTAGACTGGATGTCCGTCTGAACATTCAAGCCCCACAATTCGATGATGGACGGCAGCACCTGGTAGATGGAGAAGGTGGAGAAATTGTCCAGCCATTCCTCCGGCGTATCCGGGATGCTCGGGTCGGCGTGCTTCGCCATGACATAGGCGATGTTCTCGAACATTTCCAGCGAGAACATGTCCAGGTTAGATTCCTGCTCGCTGCTATCCCCGACAGCCTTTTCCAGCGCCCGGAGGTCTTTGTAGATGTCGCGGTGGAATTTCACGCGGTAGATGCGCGGGATGGCGGCGGAGGCGCGGAAAGCAACCTCCTGGCCGTCAATCACGATTTTCTTCATCAGCCCCATTAGCCCTGGCCTCCTTCATCGTCACTGGAATTGCCGCTGTCGTCGTCCCCGGAAATATCCGGCAGATACACGGCGTCATACCAGCCGTCATATGTGGCCTGGGTCGTGGTGTCGGACGTGCGGGCCTTCACGCGGCCATCCGGCAGCGGAGCCGCGTTGATGGAAAGGCTCTCGGTCTTGACCTCAATCTCCTCCTCGTTGGTAGAGGATTCGATGGTGGGCCGGGTCGCGGTGCAGTAGTACAGGACGTGCCGGATACCGTGCTTGTCGCCGTCGAATTCGAACAGCAGCGCGAAGGGCTCGGTTTCCACGTTGGCGTCCTCCATGAGCACCCCGTTGTCGTCCAAGGTCTCTTTGAGAATCTCCTGGTGGAATTCGTCCGTCACGAGGGCCAGCTCCAGGTCGCCGTCATAACCCTGGTTGTTGGAGATCGTGTAGTAGGCATAACCGTCCGCGTAGAATACGGAGGGCTCGCCGTTGGGATCAAGGGACAGCGATACCGCGCCGGGCATCGCCTTCGGCGTATCAAACCCGATTGCGCCGGTTTCGGCGTTCTTGGTCTGCTTGGCGTAGTGGACGTTCTTGATATTGAATTTGACCTTGTTCTTGGCCACAGTCAGTTACCTCCTACTTCAAAAGAATAGAGAACCTCGTACAGTCGCTCGCTTTCGATCCATACCTCGGATTTCTCATAAAAAAGGCCGTGCCGATCCAGCACGGTTTCCAGCCGGGTTTCCAGTTCCGGGTCTTTGAGGTCGGTGTACAATTCCATGTTCACCTGATTGATCTTGAAATAGACCCGGCCATCCGCTCCGAAATTGTCCGACCCCGGATAGAGAAAGCAGATGAAGGGCGGGTCGGGCGACTCGCCCTCAGCGAAATGGTCGTAAGCGATGGGCAGGCTGGTTTCTTCCAGCATTTCCATGAGTTCATTGTGGGTCATTTCAGCGCCTCCGTGATTTCCCGTTCCAGCTGCGCTATGCCGTGCTGTTCTGCTGGAGCGATATGCGGCCTCCCGGCGACGCGCCCGCCGTTGCGCTTGGCGTGGCCGTTTTCGAGAAGGTGCGCTATCATGTACCGCTTCGGGGAGTAGACCGTCACTTCCAGGACGTTAGCGTTCTCCCGCGTTTTCTTGGTGCGCCAGCTTTTCTTGTAGGTGCCGCGACGCACCGGCGCGTTGGCGGAGATTTCCTTTCGGACGGTCTTGCTCGCGTTCGTCACGGCGGTCTTCATGCTGTGGGTGGCAAGGTCGGCGTATTCCCGCAGGCCCCGCATGACGGCGTCGGCCAGGCCATCCACGCCCACATTCTGATCCGCCATAGCGTCACCTCTCCCGCAGCCGGGTATGGAGTTTCCGGCTGTTATGCCGGAAACCCATGTCGTCGATATTGAGAATGTCATAGGCGCGGTCTGCCAGCAGCACCCGGTATTGCTTGGAATTGATCGCCGCCGTTTCCGAGGAATATCGGACGGTTATATCCAGCCTGTCCGCCTCGTGGGTCGTGCCCGCCTCGGCGGTTTCCTCGGCGCTCTTGCCGCTCGCTACAGCCGTCGCCCAGCAGGAGAAGTAATCGCTCCATGCGGAGATATGGTTCCCGTTATGATCCGTCACGGGCGCGTTCTTCTGGATCGTGATTCTCACGCGCAGGGCCGCTATATTCATCACACCACCCCTTCCCGGACGGCAAATAGCAGCGAGCGGAGCATGATAATGAGGTTGTGATGGTCGGCGGCCTCACGATGCTCGAAAAGATACCCCAGGGCATACATGACGGCCACCTTGACGGTTTCCCGGACGGTATTCAGCTCGACCTCGGTATACCGCTCGGTTTCCGCCGCGTCGGAGTCAATGTCGGCCCATTGCTCCGGCGACAGGCGGGCCACGTCCATGCACAGCCTTTCGGCAGAGGATAGCAGGCTGCCGACCACCGTGTCCTCGTCCGCCGTATCCACGCGGAGATATTCCTTTGCTTCATCGAGCGTTATAAGAGCCATGATCGGTCAGCCTCCTATTCACGGGATCAGGCGCTCTTCATTTCGAGCACCTTGATGGCCTCGGGGAGAATAACCTTGCCGTCCACGCGCTCGGACGCCAGGAAACCGACCTGGCCCGTGGGCGCGTAAAGCTCGTTGAGGCGCTTGAAGGAGCGGCCCTGACGATCCGCGACCCAGTAATAGCCCAGGTCGCCAAACAGGATAGTCTTGGCGCTGGCGGCGAGCTCCGGCATGAAGGTGGAGGTGTACAGCGGGCGGTTCAGCAGGCGGTCGGGCTGGCCCGCCTGGACGCTGGGCTGCCACAGGTAGTCGCCGTTGTTGTTCTTCAGCTTGCGGATCGCCTTGATCGTGGAGTCGTTCATCACGAACACGGCGTTCTTCCGATAGGGAGCCCGCAGGGAGTAGAACAGATCCATGATCTCGTCCATCGGGATGGCGGTGGCGCTGGCGGCGGTCACGCCGGTTTCCGCGCCGCCCGTAGCGGCCAGCACGCCCAGGGGCTTGCCGGAGCCGTCGCCGGTAAAGAACGCTTCTTCCTCGGCGGCACCGATGCGGCGGGCGAATTCGCGGGCGATATACGAGGGCATGTCGAAGACGCTGTCGTTCAGCAGTTCCTCGGAAATCTTGATCATCGTGGCCAGCTTGTAAGCGCCGATGGATACCTGGCCGAAGGCGTCGTCGCTCTCGGGATACTGGCCGCCTTCGTCGATCCAGGCGGCGGTGCCATGGCTCGCCACGACGGGAATCTTGCGGTCGCCGGAGCTGGTGGTGATGACGTG